TGCCATTCGTCATTCTCCGTTAGTATTTGCAATCCTGTTTTATTTTCGTCTTCCCAATATACTATTGGTATTCCGTCATATGTTGCTTCCACCATATGTATATCTTTAAATATTCCGTCTCCTTGGCCTTCAATCCAAGGTTCTACATATTTTACTGGTTGATAATGTAGGCGTTCGTACATTTCTTCGTCTGTGTACTCTATTTCCGTTATATCGTCGTAGTAATCTGTTACTAATTCCGATAACGGTTCGTGTGAATATTTGTCTTCCCACTCGTTGACAAAAGTTTCCATGAAATTTTCTCTTGTTTTGCCTTGCATCATAAACCCTTTCTCTCTGTTTTTATAATCTCTCACATCCCCAAACTTATAAAAATATGTTTGCGGTGCGAGTGCTTGTTCAACATATTGCTTCGCTAATTGTTGAAAAAACTCGTGTCCTAATGGAGGTTTTTTGCTCATAGCCAAATGGCTATCACTTTGCCTTGATGTCTGATCTTTCAGAACATATTTAAGGCAATATTCAAAACCTTTCCAATCAGCTTCTTGAAAATAACTGAAACCATGTTTCCAATATTTCCAATCTACCCTTTTATTTGCCGTCACCTCTGGCCAACTATCCTTAAAGAATAGTATTATATGCCAATGTGAGCGTCCTTTTGCACTTCCGTATTCTCCAGTGACTATGTAACGAACTTTATAATTTTTACGCAATCTTTTGAGAAAATCTTGAACGTCTTTATAAACTAACGTTACTGCATGAACTTTTTCGTGATCTTTTAATTTATCATCTCCATAAGTTAATGTTACTGCGTAAGTTTTTTTTGAAAACTTACTTTCGGCAATGCATCTTCCAACGTAATCGTTAACTCTACGTTTGCGGCATTGCCAGCATTCGCGACACCCAACTTCCGTCCCATCATCTAATTTTGTTGGTGCTATGCACATAATTATTTCCTGTACGCGAAGTTTTGTGTCACTAAATGCATAGTCTTAACGAGAGTGGGTCTATTGCCGGCAAACGGAACTCCAATACTTGGAGTTTCCGTTCCGTTTGCCTCGTGTAAGTTATTCAACTTACTGTTTTTTATTTGATTTGGTCTTGCCAATTGTCTATTTCCCAATGTGCTGGGTCCCAAAAATTCCAATCATGTCCTGAGTCCAATTTAATATTGCGTTTGCGTGCAACTTCTTTGCCGATTGCAACCATGCAATCCCACTCTTTTTTACTTAAATTCCAACCACGGGTTGCGTGAATAATATCCACGGCCATTCCATATTGATGCGCACCAAATCCGACAGATGCTTTGCTTCTGCCTTTGTCAAATAACTCTTGTTGTCGTTCTGCAGATCGTACAAATTCAAACGCTCGGATTGGTATATTCCGTCGCTTCATTGCTTTGGAAAATGCTTTCCAAAACTCGATTATGTCAGGGTGTACCCCTTGATAATCGTTTTCTGTTTGCTGAATTTTAACCCAGAGTGATTTTGATGCGTTTGGCTCTGCTAACGATCTAGCCGCTTCTACGTGTGTTCTGTGCACAAGTTCATCCCTGTGCCAGAACTGGATACGGTCAATAAACCGTATCCAGCGTAGAAACTTACTCGAGGGTTTCTCCTGCATCTTCTGTTTCTGCCTCTACTGGCGCTTCAACTACTGTTTCCGCTTCTGCTTTAATTTTTGCAACTTCTGCTCTTAATGCGGCTCTTTCGGCCTCTAACTGTGCGTTGCGTTGTTGCTCATTGTGTTTCATAAATTGTACCATTCGATCAAACTCTGTTGAGTTATTTACGCGTGGCTCTATCGATGTAAAACTTGGGTTATCAGTATTTTCAACTGCTTGATCCAAGTCTGGTATATTTACAAATACATCAGCTGATTTTTCAGCTTTTATTTGAACATATGTTGTTGCAGGTGCTGTATATTGTATTTCGGTTTTTCCGTTTGATGTTCCCACCAATACGGCGTCAGACATTTTATTGTTGTCTGCTACCCAAATTTCAATATTTGAATTAGCTGTAATTTCAAACTTTACATGTCTTGGTTTGCTTGATGCAAACTCAATAACTTGTCCTGCTTTTGTTGCTGTCCACTTATTAACGTTGCCGTGTTTTATTCTATTCATTTTCTATTTTCCTTTTTAAAATGAGCAGGGGAGGGGAGGGCTCCCCTGCTTTTTATCACTTAACGATACGCGAGGAATCGACTTGTGAAGTGATTGTGTCGTAATCGCTTGTTGCGTCAGTTTCTTGTAGTCCTGCTCCGAATACGGTGTTTCCTACAATTTGCATGTCCGATAAACATGTAATCTCAAAACTGTCGCTTACCTGATCAGCAAATACTTTCTTGTGCAAACCAGAACATAAATAAAAGTCTTCATTTAATGTTGGATTTGTACTTTCTGCTGTCCATATTTTAGCGCGATCTTCGTCAAATGCGTCATTTGCAGGGCGGTAATATTTACCACCTACGTTTACGGCATCTCTTTGCCACTCATGATTGAGTGGTGCATAACCAAATGTACCATCTGGTGTTGCGTGATTTACGTCAGCGTGGTCATTTTTTACAACTGCCACTTTTTCTGGGTCTAATACATCAGATAGATAATTAGGTAACGTATCTGGGTCTGTTGTGTATAAGAAATAGTCTTTCTTACGTTCCCATAATTGTTCTGGCACAATTTCTGCTGTTATCATTATAACACCGCCAGTGTTCATTGCAGGTGTTCTAAATGACATGTCTATTGTTGCCATACCGTTTGTTGCAGACTTATCCAAGTTTGCGCCGTCTGTTGCATAACGTTGGTTAAATCCTATCATTGCACGTTGACGACCCAATAAAATTGGTTGCTTTAAAGCTTCTTCAGGAACTCTAATTCCTGACATAAGCAAATCAATCACATGTTCGTCGTCTATTCCATCGTACTTTGCTCTTAATTTAGCAAATGCCGCTGTTTTACGTGCTTGTTCAATGTCAGCAAGTGACATTGTTGCGTTTCCGCCTGTTGATAATTCTGCAAATATTTCATCAAATAAATAATAATCACCTTCATCAACTATTTCTGTACCTGTTTGTGATGGTGCCCATGCATATGAATTTGTAGTATTTGAACCTGATGCAGAAGATGTTGCTGCATTATTTGTTGCATGTTTTGCTTTAATTGGTGCTTGGAATGTCAATCCGGCAAGCGTTACTTGTCCGTCAATTAAATTCTGATCATAATCAGGTACTATATTTTGCATTCCATTATTAATCCAAAAAGCATCAGCTAATCTATGATCAAATGCGTTTCTTAATGGTAACGATTTTGATCGCGCTTTGCGTCTATGGTTAACTATTGCATTGTATGCTTCTACAGGTGTTGTATTAAAATTTGTTGCTTGTTGATGTATACCCATTGTTTGATAAAATACTTCATTTTCAACAACACCTCCACCAAATGGACTTGTATCTAATGTATGTGGATTAGAAGAAGTTTGTATTGAATCTGAATTTGGTTCATAATATTTATTTTTTTCAAAAAATGGTATTACGCTTCCTGCGGCACCATTTTCTTTTTTATATGATCGGTTTAATTCATCCATTGATCCGTTGAAACGGTCAAATGCAAGCATTGGGACGAAATGCGCGTACAGTGTTACGCCTACACCGTTCATTAACATTTCTGATGTTTCCATCATTTCAATGTTTGCTCTAATTTTACCGCTTCGTACGCCGTCTTCGCGGTGTAACCATTCATACTTCAGTGGCAGGATTTTACCTGCATCACCCGATGTTAATACTCGGCCTTTTGCACTACGTACAGATTTCTGTACTGCAATAGGTGAGTTTGGTATCATTTCAGTCATTCTCATTTGCGTTTTCTCCTTGCAATGATTTTGGTTATAATTTTTCGTATTTTTTTACACTTGGCGCACATTTAATAATTACTTCTTACAAACCCATTAATTTCATCTTGGGTTTTGCGTGCATTATTTGTTACACCGCGTATTGTTTTGTATTGCTGTGTTGATAATTGGGGTATTTTCTGAATATTATTTGTAATTTTTCTTGCATTAACAATATCTCTTATTTGTTGTTTAGATATTTTATCTGTCTTTTTCGCAGTAAAAAACTTGCCAATAGCTTTTAATGCTTTGTCTCGCCAATGTGTTGCCTCAAACCAAGTGTTTCCTGCTAGTTGTGTAGCCATTTGGTCAATTTCCCATTCAATCCATGGGTGATAATGAATTTTACCAAATCGATCTCTGGTCATTCCTATTATACTTTTTACCTTGTCATCTGTTGTTATTTGCATCCCATTACTTAGTTGGGATGTAACTGTTTCTTCTTGTAAAACAGATGGTCTATACATAATTTTGGATTGCGTAACATGTGGATCTTTTACAACTATACTATTTGATAACTTTGGATCAATTAATCGTATATCGTCATTTACTAATTCATTAGATATTGCTGTATCATTATTTTGGTTTGTTGTTTTATCATTAAAAACTTTCCAAAAATCACCGCTACTTAATCGTGCAGGTTCATTGCTATATCTTGAACCTTGTCCACCTGTTGCACGTAATACAGTTAACGGATTAAATCCGTTTCTTTCAGCTTCAGCCCTTAAATGTCCTAAATCTAACTTTCCTGAATTTGGGTTTGACTTTTTATCTGGTAATTTACCAGTATTAGCAAACATATATGCGTCTCGCATAAATTTTTGCCCTTTTTTTAATTCGTCTTTCCAACCCATATTATAATACTCCCGCGTTTAACAACGTGTCCGAGAATAGGGCTAAACCCATTACTATTCCCGCTACTGTTGCTATAATGATGTCTTTTAATTTCATTTGATCCACCTCCGTGTTATGAGGTCAATCGATACTCCCGCTAAAGCGGTAAATCCCAAAACGATACTTTCCGTTGTACCAACTGCAATTCCCGCGCCCGCAAGCGATGCGCCGAGCATTGTACCACATCTAGTGATAATCGGTTTTAAGATTTGTTTGATTAGTAGTAATTGCAATTTTTACTCCTTCTTATTTAGAAAGGTCTAACTGCTCAATGGCCGATAATATATATTATGTTATCGAATTGAGACTCATTGTGTTGACCCATACGTTTTTATAGCTTTGTACATTTGTAAATGTAAAGCCCTTTTTTTAAAAATGTTTCATTTTTATACTTTTAACACCAAGGAACATATGTTTTTTTAGACCCTGACCCCCCAGTAGGGGTGTTTTTCTTTGGTCTATCTTTGCACCTTATCCGCAAGTCCTTGACCCTAAAGTTTTTGGGGGATTTTTTCCGCTTCGCTAGAGCCTGTTCAGGCGGTGCTGTAGCCGTTCGCTCCCGTTGTTCAACGGGTGGACTGTATATTTCTATTCCCCGTCCAATTCCGCGTACTGTATTTCGGCGTAGGTTCGCCGTCGTTGTATTTGTTGTCCTTGTTTTATTGTTTTTATTACTTCTGGTCTTTTTTCGTGCCATTCGTCATTCTCCGTTAGTATTTGCAATCCTGTTTTGTTTTCGTCTTCCCAATATACTATTGGTATTCCGTCATATGTTGCTTCCACCATATGTATATCTTTAAATATTCCGTCTCCTTGGCCTTCAATCCAAGGTTCTACATATTTTACTGGTTGGTAATGTAG